GTGGTGTTTATTCAACGTGATGATTCGTTTTACGCCCTCCTCACCACTGAAACAGTGGATCCTTGGAATCGATCACCACGATGACCCGTCACAAGTGTCGCGCTCGGACCTGTTGCCTTAAGACAGCAGAATCCATTGGCGTTTCCAGCACCAATTGGGTCGCAGGACACCTGATCGGGTATACCAAGTCAGTTAAGACGCTACTGCATCTACTTAATCAGGATTACTGTTCCTTGGTTGGTATTACATGGGCAATACTGGTGATTTTCAGTCCCACTTAGGACTAGGAGTGTTAAAGTCTTCTCGGACCGGGTGTTAGTACGTGTTTTCCTCACGTTTCGGATTCCCTCGCGATCAAGCGATCAGGCGCATCCTCATCGCCCCGGAAAATAAGTGCCGGGGCTTGTTTTTCAGCAGCCAGAATACCTCGGTACCTGGTGGGTTTTGGGTGGGTTGTTTCGATGGTAGGTCACGACCCTCGGGTTAGCAGTCCCTAACGTTTATTTCTGTGTCCGTTCGACACTGTGGATATCGCCCCAGCTAAACTTCAGCTTCAGTCAGTTCTACTGCTACTGTGCCCATGAAAACAACCCACGTCCCTATGCCAGATGATAGGGAGTAGTGGAGTTCCACGTCGGTAGCACAGTAGATCACATCCCAAAGTGTTGTGGTGTTAAGGTTGTTTTGTGTGTAACCATTGGCCCAGTCGTTGACGGGAAAACCTGATATTTGTGTACGGTAAATCCCTCCGGGTATGGTTTGAGTATGAACCCATATAGCCACAATGTAATGTGCACCTCCTTTGAGCTGTAGGTAATAGCTGTAGCCTGGCTCTCTCAGTGCCCGGATGATAGTTGCTGGCACTTTCGTTGAGGGCTGGCCTACTGTCAACCCTAGGGCTGACGTGTCGGAGACTGGCCAGAGGCTGTCATACAGCATAGCCTTTGGTCCCCATGCGGGCATCCATGCATCCTAGTGGGTAGGCATAATCAACTCGACCTCAAAGTCGATGTAGATTTGCCCAGTCACTTGGGCGATCGTCATGCCGTCTGTCGCGACGATAAGCATTCCATAGTCGTATGCTTCTCGTGTAGAACCTGCGGGAATGGTCGTTGCCCGGCAGAGACGTCCGTTGGCTGGCTGGTTTGAGCCATGTGCCATCAGATTTATTGATCTCTCTTGCCAGACTGGTCCGTCACTCGCTCCCATGTTTGCCATCATCTGGGGTGTGGTGGCGGGGGGGGTGTCGTATGTGTCATATTGCATAGCAATCATAACACGACCTGACGCTTGTGTCCCACCTGCCGGTACGTACCTGAGTCTCAACTTCTTGAACTTGTATCTCTGAAATTTGGCTGCAATCGCTGGCAGCCAACCGAACATTCCTGAATTGACAGCATCCCAGCCTGCAATAGTCAGTGCTGGGTTTGCTGAGGAGAAATGTCCCTCAAAGGTGTTGGTAAGTGTTGGTACAGGTACTGCACCTAGCAGTGTAGTGTGGGTCACTGTGATCCCTTGTGCGGTGGTTTTCATTCGTGGAACCGCGATGTTGGTGTTGACGAATGATTTCGCGACGGGGGCAGATACGAGTTGTCTGCCAAATGTAAGACCTTGCCTGTTGTTGCGCTTAGGTCCTCTTCCGCGTTGTTTGTTGCGGGGTGCTTGTTGTTTGCCTTTTGAGGCATTGTTCTTGTTTCGTGTCATGTTGGTTTGTCGTGGAGCCACAGTTTTCCTTCTGCCGACTGTACATCCATATGAACTAACGTCTCCCCGTGCAGTCTGTCGACGCTGACCCGAATTGTGGCCGGGATTGGTACGGAATTATTAAGCTGACTAGGCACCGTTTTGGGGAGTTAACGTATGAACCCACTACAAGAACCAGGGAGAACCCATCTGCAGGTTCAGTCTAGCCTTGGCTAATAGTTTTAGCCGATCATAACGGAAGTCTATCTCGAACTCACGTATTCTCTCCTCAATCAGTTGTTGGCGATGAGGATCGATATTGAAAGCTCGGCAGAAAGATAGACGTGCCGTATCGTGGATCGGTCTTAACTTGGAAGTCATCCCATGTGCTAGATAATCTCTTCCAGTTTCGAGGAATTTGGATTTTTCCACGCTTCCCTCTCCCAACACGTTATAGAAGTCTTGCAACACTGGTACTCCTGAACAGAGTGACAAGCCACATGCTCCAACAGACCGGCGCCATCTATCGGCTTCCATCTTTGTTTGGAACGGGCTTAACCGTGTTACGTCTTTACGTGTCGAGGTCGTAGGGTCGCGGACCATGCGCCATTTACCGGGTTTTACCTCGATAGGGGCGCTTTGGCAGAATCTAATTTGTTCCAAGGTATACGCTGTTAGATCTAGGCCAATCTCAAAGCCAAATCTTATCATAAATTTGGCGAGATATCGCTCGATCTTTTCCCACGTCTTAGGGGTGCATATAATTAAACAGTCGTCGCCGTCGTTAATGTATTCGACATCAGAACCAAATTTAAGACGATATTGTCTAAAGAAGGTAAAGAAGAGGGAACACACTAGCGTTACGTTGC